ATATTGGAGAAACAAAACTTGTTGCGGCAGTTATTCCAATATCAGTAGCAACACCACCAAATCCCCTTGCTTTCTTAGATAACTCAATATCAATTTTGTTACCTAACATATCCATTGATTTAATTAACTTTTGAGCGTTTTCTAAATCAGTTTTGCCAAAAGCATTATCAAAAGATGATTTATTTTTAACAATGAATCCTAAAGCATCATCTTGTTTAAACGCTGTGTCCAACATTGCCCGTTGTACACCCTTTGTTTCAGTACCAGTTGTATCTTTTTTAGAAACATTTAATAATTTGTTTAACATCTCAGGTTTAGCAAAAGCACCTGATTCATTGGTATTAAATACATCTTCTAAACGAGTTTTACGAATCAAAGTATTTGATGCGGCATCAGCCATATCTGCTACTGATTTTTCAGCATTTGCTCTTGTTTTTCCATAAGCCTCAAGGTTAATAGACAAGTTTTCAAATTTATTTTTAATTTCAGGAACTATTCTAAATACATCAGGATTCCCACGAATAAAAGAATTAACAGCATTTGGATTAATTGTTCCATCAGATTTAACAGCACTATCTTTGCTTAAAAAGATGTGAGTCATAGCATCTGTTAAAGCATTAATAGAATCAGCAGTTCTACCATTTATTTTGATATATTGGTTAACAACTTCAGGGCTATTAAACTTTTTAAAAACATCTTCGTTTTTAATGGTATCCCCAAAACGATTTCTTCTTGATAGTTGACCACCAATTCCTTCATAAAAAGGATTCATAAACTCTTTGCCATATTCTTGTTTTAATTGAATATATCGGTTACCAAAGTCTCCACCAATGCTTTTTATTTCATTATCTAAAACATTTTTAGCAGTTTCTAATTGACCCAAACCAATCCTTGCATTTGGGTCACCAGCAGTAGCGGCACGATAACGAATACCAACTTCTTTATTTAACTCTTTAGAGTATTGGTCAATCAATGAAAATGAAGAACCAGTTTTTTGTTCAGTATTGGCTCTAAATCCTTCAATTGCTTTTTGCAATACTGGAGGTAATGTTTGAAATAAATTGTCATCAATTGCTTGTGTTGCAGTATAAACATTTTCAACTCCACGCTGATTCAAACCAATATTGTTTAAATCTGCTTCTTTGTTTAAATATCCAAAAGCGGTATCGTAATAACCTTTTTTGGCTTTTTTCTGTGTATCAATTGCTTGTCTTATGTTTTCACCAAGAGTATCTTGATATTTACCTGAACTTGACAAAAACTTTTCAGACAAATTTTTAATTGTGTTGTCTGCATACGCACTCAAACCTTGTAAAGTTTTAAGTTTTTGAGCGTTTTCAGAACCAAATGATTGCAAAACACTATTTGATGATGGAAATAACTCATCAATTTTGCTTTGTAAAGCGTTTTCAGAAGTTAATCTGTTAGTTCTTATTGTGTTAATTGCTTCTACACTATTTGCACTAGCTTCTTTTGCCAACTGTGTAATGCTCAATTCTTTGGTAATTTCACTTAAGTTTGGGTTGTAATCTTTACCAAGGAATGATTTTAACTCAGCCGCATCTTGAAATCGTTGTGCAATCTCAGGGTCTTTTGCAACTAAATCTGACAATGTTTTAGGAATAGGCTCTTTTGCTGGCATTAATATGTCACCAGCAATCTTAAATGGGGCTGTAACGGCTTTGTAAGGCAATGAAATGGCCTTACCTGCTATTGGTAATGCTCCGCTAATTAAACCGCTTGTTGCCGCTTCTTCTGCCGCTTGTTGTAAATCCAAAGAACCTTGACCAAATGTTCTAGCCGCAGATGTTACTCCACCAGCCAATGCTCCACCACCAGCAGTTCTAGCAACATTAGAAAGCAAACTTGCACCTTTTATTGGTGCTCCAATGCCACCTAATGATAATGCAACAGGGTCTGCCAAACCTGAAATCATTTGTGAACTAAACAACTTTGGTTCTTGAACTGCATATCTTCCAACATTTGCTACTGTTTCAGCAACTTTAGGCAAAAAATCTGTTGAACGACCTTCCATCATTGCAATTTCATCTTGCAATTGTTTTTCACGTTGGTTTTTTGCTTCTGCTATATCTAATTCTTTTTGTGCTGGTTCTGAACCAAAGAAAGCACCTACTTGTCTTAAACCACCAGTAATAGCATTAGACGCAATATTTCCTTCGCCTTGACCTGTTAAAGTTTCTAATGCTTTTCTTCCCGTATATCTTAAATAACCTTCTTTTTCAAGTGCGGCTTTTTGTTGTTCTAACTGTTTTTGTGATTCGTAAGCTCTTTGTGCGGCAATATACTGAAGTGGGTTTGTAACACCAGTTAAATAAGAACCACGACCACCACCAGCACTTCTTTGAGCAGGAGCAGGAGTCTCGGTAGGGTTTTCTGCACCAACACCAATTAAAGATTTAAGTTCTTCAAACTCTTGTTGTGATAAAGCCATGTCTATTCCTTATAAACCAAGAAGTTTTCGTTGTTCAGGGGTTGCTTTATTTAGCAATTCATTTCTTCTAGATAAAGGATTTGCACCAGTTATAGATGGAGAAGTTGGTGCAGTAGGAGTTTTTCTAACACGAGATTCTAAATAAACATCATTAGATGTTAAAACATCTTCTTGTGCTTGTTTTAGGCGTTTTAATGCTTGTTCAGCACCAGCATTTGAATTTAATTTTAAATATCCTTCAATTTGTTTTTGTGCTCTGATGGCATCATCTTTAGCCTGAACACCTTTAGCCGCATTAAGAACACCATTTATTCCTTCTGTTAAATAAGAACGAATATCATCTTGTGCTTTTGTGTTATCTGATGGCTCTCCAAGAAACCCTGTGCTCTCAGCCCATGCTTTAAAGTTGCTTAAAGGGCCAAATAATACTTGTGGAACTTTTCCTGAAACTTTATTTAAGTATTCATCAGTTCTAGTAAGTTTACTTTGAACAATAACATTACCTTGTTTAGTTTCTGCAATATCTCTAATTTCTGCATCAGTATGTGGTTTTGTACCAACCTTTATAGATTCAACATATTGATATTGTGCAACTGGGTCATTTGGATAAAGTTGAGATGCTTTTTCATACATTGCTTTTTCTGCTCTTGCGGCAGGATTTAATTTTGACAATCCAATTGCTTCTTGGAATGTCTGGTCATTAGATGCAATAGCCTCTGCTTCACTTGCATCTTTTGCAATACCTCTATCCAGCAATGCTTGCATCCTTGCTTGCTTAACATTTTGTAACTCTCTAGCATTTCTTTCACGTTCGGTTTGAATACCCGTATATGAAGCAGTTTGAGCCGTTTCTTGAGCCATTTTCTGACCCATTTGAATAGCTTGCATACCTCTTTGTGGGTCACCATTAGCAATCAATTGTTTGCCAAAACTTAAATACCCTTCAGGAGTTGATAAATCATTTTGACTTGCCAACTGTTGAAAAGCCGTTATTTTTTGCAACTGTGGGTCTTCTCCGCCCAAAGCACCGCCAATAGCACCACCTAAACGATTAGCACCATAGAAGATGCCTCGCTGTGCTTGTTGCATAGGGTTCATCTCAGCAAACTGATTTGCTTGCTGTTGAGCCATTAAATTCTGTTGTTGTTGGTACGCTTCAGGAGTAATCCCAAATAAACCTGCGATGTTTGTATCTGCCATATTTTTACTCCTTATGAGAAACCGCCAGCACCACCAGAATAATTTGTTGTGCCACCATATAAATTATTCATTAAAGTTTTATCAGCAGTAGTAAGTGCTCCACTACCACTCCACCAATTAGCCAATCCATTAGTCAATGCAGGATTACTTGCCACACCCTGTAAAGCAGTAGCATAAGGGTTATAAGCATTAGCGGCATACTGAGATTGAGCCGCCGCATTTCCACCTTGCCACAACGCATTAGCCGCAGTTGGACTCATTCCTTTAGCACCAATATTCATACCAATATCAAGAGCATTTTGTCCTAAACCTTCAATAGTCTGTGCTCCACTCAAATAAGCGTTATAAGGAGAAAGCGAATTAACCAAACCAGTATTGTATTGACCAAACAATCCACCAGCTTGATTAGCAAGGCCAGTTCCAAACAATACGTTTTGTTGACCAGCAGTTCTTGCATTAGCCGCTATTTGCAAATCTTGCATTGCTCTAGCATTAGCCAATGCCTGTTGTTCAGGATTAGCCGCACCTAAACCACCACCTTGAGCCACAGACAAACCACCCCTACCTGTGTTGTACATTTGATTAGATAATCTAGCAGATTCAACATCACGACTTGGAGCAAGTAAAGCCTGTTGTTTAGTCATGTAATCAGCCGCAACCTCATCAGGAGATTGACCAATATATTGATTGGCTAAATTAAGAGCATTTGTTCCTGCTGTTTGAAATGGGGAAAACATACTAGGTGCATTTTCAGCACCAGTTAATGCACTACCTTGCAATGCCATCAATCTATCTTGATAGGCTTTTAGTTCAGGGGATACATTGTATCCAGCACCTGTTACATAACCTTCAGGGCTATATGTAAACTGAGATGTGCCAAACCTTGTTGTAGTCCCAACGGGTCTAAACTTGGCGGCTTCTGCGGCAGTATTAGCCGCATCTCTTTGTGATTGGGCTTGAGTATTAGAGGCTGATTGAGCAGACCTACCACCCAATAAACTACTTCCTAAAATTGCACCACCAATAATCCAAGGCATATTATTCTCCTTTAATCAAAACTTCATCCACTTTAGACGGGTCTTTCTCGTCTGTGGCATGAATACAAAACCAAACACAATCAGTAACCGCTTTAATCCCATGATGATTTCCTGCCTCAATATTTATACAAGCAGGAGCATCGTAAATCTTAATATCACCATCATTGACCACTACAACCTTACCCTTGGCAAGTATCCCAAAATGGGAATATGTATGCTTGTGTTGCATAAGCATAGTTCCCGCAGGAATACTCGCTTCCTTGGCATACAGTCCATCAGAAAAATGGTGGGTGATGTAGTCGGGGAGGTTCATAATCAAACAGTTCTTTGCCACATATAAACTACTACATACGGAGGTAAGTTTGCATTTGTTCCTGAAACACCACCTGTCGCAGATGCAACACTTGTAGCAACTGTAATTCCTGTACTTGCATATTCAGTTGTAGTATTACTAGCATTGCCACTATTAGCACCACCACCAGCAAACTGAGCAAATGCCGCAGTTGATAAATAATAAGCATTATGTCTGTGTGTTGGGTCTGTAACAGTAGATGTTGCAGTATGGGTGTGGCTTACTACAACAGCATCAGCACTACCGCCAGTATTACCAGCCGTATAACCGCCACCATTGCCAATGATAGTTCTACCAGCACCAAATGCTGTCCAAGTTCCAAAACCTAACAAAGTTGCAGGATTAGTTGCAACAGTTGCCGTGTAAATAGAACCAATAGGAAATAAGACTTGAGCAACAGATTGAACAAAAGCAGTTGTTGCAATAGCAGTTGTACTATTACTAGAAGATTGAGTTACAGCAATAGTGCCAGTTGGTAATGTTGGAGTTCCTGTAAAAGTAGGACTATCTTTATCAGCCTTAGTTCCAACAGCAGTAGCAATTGCGTTAAATTCAGTATCTATTTCAGTACCTTTAACAATTTTTAAAGCGTTTCCTGAAGCAAGATTATCTTTACTTGCAAAGTTAGTGCTTTTTACATAATCTGACATAATTTCCCCTTAAACAATTTTTCCGTTTTTGGCATGGATTTCAATTTTCTGAATACTCAATGAAGCAGAGTTTATATCTGCCTCATAACCTGTTTGAACAACTTTACCTGAACCTGTTGGATAAGCATTTAGAGTTTGCAAAGAAACACCACCTGAATATTCATTTGATTTGGCAGGCTGTGCATGAACTGCTGTATGCACTCCACTTCCTGCTGTTGTCGTATTTATTGCCGCACCACCTGAAGTTAAAGATAATCTGCAAGTATTTGTTGAAACACTTACACAATAATAAGTTGTTAATGTACTTAACCCACTTGGCAAAGTTCCCGTTGTAGTTAAAGTTATAGTATTGTTTGATGTGAAATAAGACCCATCAGTAGAAGTTACAACAGCAGGACTAGCATTTGTAATAGTTACAACCTGTCCTGTGGTTAAATTATATTCAGCAGTTCCATACTCACAAATACCTTGTGTAGGTATTAACGTGTTATATGAATAATAATTATTAGTAAAATCATAACCCCACTTCATAGTGACATATTGATTTGTTCCTCCAATAACAACAGTTTTTAATCGTTTTAAAACAGATGTTACTGATGGCGCACCAAGGTCTGTGTGATTTGTGTAATATTGGAATCGGTAAGTAGATGCGTTATCCAAATAACCACTATAAGTTGCTAAATACCCACCTTTACCAATGTAAACAGTTCCATCAATCTTTACCGCTAAACTGTATGGTTCAATAGAATCCCATGTAGTTACCCTAGCAGAACCATCTTGTAATTGTTGACGCATATCAAAACAATAGACAACCTTAAGTACAGGCAATGTAAGCAAATAGAAAGCATCTTTTTGAGAATAAATAGATTTAATTGTAGAAGAAACTTCACCAAATATGGAACTAATCAAATCATTACGAACATTCTTAGATAAATCTCTCAATGGAGCAGATTTTTCTTGGACATTCCTAAGAACACTTCTAACACCAGTAGCAGATAAAAAGATAATATCTGTTCCTGTATATGCCACAGAATCCCTAGCAAAACAACCAATGCCTGTAATTACATCAGCCAATACCATTGTGGATGGAGTAGTAGCCCCCGAATAAATCAAAATATT